GACCAGGTGTTCCGCGAGGTGCAGGACTACTTGCAGCGCAGCAAGGAACTCAGTGAACTTGAGTACCGCCGTATGCAGTTGCGCCGCCTTGAGAAGTTGATCGACGCGCTGTACGACCTGGCCGTTGAGCACGGCAGCCTTGACCACATCGACACCATGCTCAAGGTCTTGAAGGAAATCTCCAAGATGCTCGGGCTGTACCAGCAGAAGACCATCAGCGAGGTGCGGGTGGTCGAGGAGAAACAGACCACGCTGATTGTCAACTATGTGGACGCCGTGGCCTCCACGCTGATGCACAGGGTGCTGGACACCGTGACCGCCAAGGGGGCGCGGGCCAAGATCGAGGAGCAGTGGGACGAGTGGGTGGCGCAGGCCAGCACCGAACCGCTCAAGCAGATCGAGAGCGCCAAGGTCGAGGTGTGAGACGCACACATGGTTGACTTCTCTGCCGTTGCCCGCCACTACCAGGAGCGTGTAAACAGACGGCTCTACATCACCGACCCGGTGCTGTGGGCGCGTGAGCGCATGAACGTGTACCTGTGGTCGAAGCAGCGTGAGATTCTACGGTCGCTCGTCACGCACAAGAAGACTGCGGTCAAGACCACGCACTCCATCGGCAAGACGTTCACGGGTGCGCTGGCGACCTCGTGGTGGATCGACACCCGGGGCACCGAGGGCATCGTCATCTCATCGGCCCCCACCTACGACCAGGTGCACGGGCTGCTGTGGGAGGAGATTCGTAAGTTCCACGTGCTCGGCGGGCTGCCTGGCCGAGTGACGCAGGACGACCGCTGGATCATGCCGTTCACGGAGAACGGCCGCAGTGTGGACCGGCTGGTGGCACAGGGGCGCAAGCCTGCCGACACCAACATTCACGCCTTCCAAGGAACCCACCGCCCAGCCGGTGTGCTCGTGATTCTGGACGAGGGCGGCGGTGTGCCCGAGTCCATCTACACCGGTACTGAGGCGATCACCACCGCGCCGATGGACCGCATCTTGGCCATCGGGAACCCGGACGACCCGAACACTGAGTTCGGCCGCATCTTCCGCGAGGCCCCCGAGGACTGGAACCTCATCACCGTCTCGGCGTTCGACACGCCGAACTTCACGGGCGAGGAGATTCCCGAGTACCTGGCCAAGTCGTTGCCGCAGGTTGACTGGGTGGAGTCGCGGCGCAAGGACTGGGGCGAGGACTCCAACCGGTACAAGGCCAAGGTGCTCGCTGAGTTCCCCGACTCCTCCGACGATGGTCTGTTCAACATGGGCCAGGTCGAGGCAGCGGTGAGCAGTGTAAACATTCCCAAGCGCGAGTCCGTGGCCCCTGTGCTCGGGGTTGACGTGGCCCGGTTCGGTACCGACCGCACCACGGTGTTTGCCAACTGGGCGGGGCACGTGGAGCACGTGGACGACTGGCAGGGTCTTGACACGCTGGAGTCGGCCGAACGCATCGCGGAAATCTCCAAGCGGCTTAAGGCCCGGGAGATTCGCATTGACGCCATCGGTGTCGGTGCGGGCGTGAAGGACAACCTCGTGCGCATGGTGAGTGAGCACTGCACCGTCTACGAGATGATCGGTAACGCGGCCAGCCCTGACTTCAACAAGTGGTACAACGCGCGTGCCTACTGGTACGACATGCTCCGCTCGCGGATCGCAAGCGGAGAGATTGACCTGCCCGAGCACAACCAGTTGGTTGACGAGTTCCGGGTGATCCGTTACACCCTGCGTGACACGTCAATGCTGATCGAGTCCAAGGAAGACATGCGGCGGCGCGGGGTGAAGTCGCCTGACTTCCTTGACGCTGTGATCTACGCGACTGCCGACATTGACGGGATTAGTGGAATGGACCCTGACCGTATTGTCGGTGAGGAGGAGTTGTTGGGTGACGGTTGGGACATCGAGTATGATGGATTCGAGCCGTGGATGGTCAGCCCCGTCTAGCCCCTGACGTTAGGAAGAAGATGAACTTGTTTGAGAGCCTTAAGGTCGCACCCAACGTGGGCACGACCATCGGCAATCTGCGGGCAGATGTCGATACCTTGTACGAGCGCCAGGAGCAGATCAAGGAAGCGGCGATGGGGCCTGGCCTTGCCGCACTGCGCGCCGAGGACGTGGGCTGGCGGTTGCTGTCTGGCGGTGACGGCGGGCTTGTAGAGGAGTTGGACCTTGCGGACATCAAGGAACACGCCAACGCGGCGCGTGCTCTGCGCGCTGCGAACCCTCTTGCAAAGCGTGGCGTGGCTGTGCGCAACGCTTACATTTGGGATGACCCTATTGAGTACCCTGACTCGGCTCAGGCGATCATTGAGAATCCGGTCAACCAGAAGTCGATGTTCTCCTCCGAGGCAGCCGAGGAACTGGAGTCCGCGCTTCTGACGGACGGCCAGTATTTCCTTCTCCTCGACCGGGGCAAGAGGGAGGCGCGGAGGGTTCCGCTGACTGAGATTACCGGGCTGGTGCACAACCCGGAGTTCAAGGACGACATCTGGTTCTACAAGCGCAACTTCACCATCACCACGGTGGACGACACCGGGCAGGATCAGGTCACACACCGCGAGGTCTACTACCCGGCTGTGGGCTTCAGGGGAACGGTGCCCAGCAGGATCGGCAAGATCGAGGTGGACCGGACCAAGCGGATCGAGCACACGGCGGTCAATCGGCAGACCGGGTGGCGCTGGGGCATCCCCGACATGTTCGGCGCGGTGTACTGGTCCAAGGCGTACAAGGAGTACCTTGAGGCGAACTACACGCTGAGCAAGGCGCTGGCCCGCCTGGCGTTCAAGGTCTCCAGCCCCACAGGCCGGGGGCAGGCGAAGGCCAAGGCGCGCATGGCCCAGCCGGTCAGCCGACAGGAAGCGGGCAGCACGGCGCTGCTCGGTGCCGGTCAGGACTTGGTGGCCATCAACAAGTCCGGCTCGGGCGTGGACTTCAAGGGCGGCACACCGTTGGCGTCGATGGTTGCTGCCGCGCTGGACGTTCCGCTGTCGGTGCTGCTGACCGATGGCTCGGCCGGTGGCCGACAGGGCGCGGAGAACGCGCTGGAGCAGCCGACGATCAACACCATGAACCAGCGCCGCCGTGTGCACCTGGCATCGCGCCGCCGAGTGCTGGAGTTCTTCGGCATCACCGATGAGGTGAAGTGGCGCAAGTTGAATGGTGACCTGGTTCACCGTCGCCTCCAGTCGATCATGCTCGGGGCTTCCTCGCTTCACCCGGAGGAGATTCGTGCCGAGGTTCTGCACACGCTGGCTATTGATACCGACCGTGATGCGAATGACATTCCTGAGCCGCGAGAGCAGGAAACTCCTGATCCTGGCGCGCTTAGTGATGGCACGAATGATTCCCGAGACACCCCCGGAGGGGCAACTGATGCGTGAGTTTTGTAATGCTACAACCATGTGTTATTCTCAAGATGCGAAAGAAAGCGTTAGGAAGGTGCGGGCATGACCGTCCAGTTGGCTGAAAGCGTCGGCACGCTACTGGAAGCACCTGTCTCTTCGGGGAACAAGTTCGGCAAGCGTTGGCGCGCGAAGGTGATCGAGGCGGGTCAAGGCTCGTCCGCCTACTACCCCGAGCGCGTGCTTGAGGACTACGCCAGTGTTTTCCGGGCCGGGACTCACGTTTACATCGACCACCCGACGCTGAGCGAAGAGTTCGAGCGCCCAGAGCGCTCGGTGTCAGACCTCATCGGCAAGTTGGCCACCGACGCCGTTTACGAAGACGGTGCCCTGTATGCCGAGGTTGAGTTCTACGAGCGATTCGCTCCGATCATCATGGAGATGGCTGGCGATGTCGGCCTCTCCATTCGTGCGTTCGGGACCGCTGAGGAGGGTGACGACGGCACGCCGATCCTCACCTCCTTCGTTGAGGTTCTGAGCGTCGATGTCGTCACTCGTGCAGGCGCAGGCGGTGCTCTCATTGAGATGCTTGAGTCCGCACGACCTGGCACCCCTGGCAAGTCTGACCGGGAGGCGCAGGACATTCCTACGAAGGAGAGCAACATGAATGAAGAGCAGGAGCAGTTGCTCAAGCAGGTGCTTGAGTCGCTGAACAGCCTGACCCCCGCGCTGGCTACCATCGCTGAGTCGATGAAGCCCGCCGACACGCCCGAGGACAAGCCCGCCGATGTTGACCCGCTTGAGGTCGC